GTGTTAAAAACAGCGAATGTCATCATGGCTTGCCTGATTTATATACTGCAGCCCTCTTCGGGGCATGCCGCCAGCGTATTACGTCTGAACTGCCCAGAACGGGCCATGATGACCGTCACACGCTTTAACTATGGCCTGACTACGCTGGAATGGGCTGAGCGCCACTTCCAGGTCGCTGCGGGCGTGAAGCGCAATAAAACCGCAGAAGGCTCGCCTTTTCGGGCGATCAGTTTCCGCAATGGCGACGATCTTGTCTACTTGCCGGAGAAGCACCTGCATATCTTTTTTTATGCCAACCGCGATAAACCCGTCGTCTGCGAAGATATAGACACGTTTACGACCCATGCCATCAAATTGCCGCGCTATCACTAGCGTGCCGTAGTTCAGGAACACCACATATTCAACACGTTATGATGCATAAAACTTCATTATGCCAATGCATTTTCGCAACGAATTCATTGATATAAATCAAATTTGAAAATATAGACTCTCGTATCATCGTCAGTGAAAGATTTTCCCTGGTATTGATGCCTTCCCCTCCGATTGCGAGGGGATTTTTTTCGCCCATACCCACGCTGATGATATGGTTAACGGCACCCATCTCGAAACCATGTCTACCCATGCTCATTTCACGAACGGGAAAATAATAGCCATCATTTAAGGCGGGCATCTAAAACGTCATATATTCACAGCTATTATTTATTTTTCCACCTCATAAAATAATCTCAATAAAAATAAGAGTAATCTAAAAAATAAAAAGATAAATCATTTTATCAACGATAAAACATTAATGTGTTGACATATGACACCCCGACTATAATGTGTAATCTTTAACCACATGGTTAACTAGAATCAATTAAAACCAACAAAGCCATTTGAAGTGATTTATTTATAGGGAATTATTATGAAAAAAATCACATTATGTCTCTTAACCGCAGCAATTATAGGAATATCGGGATTTTCCAGTGCGGCCAAATGGTCCGCCGCTCCCGCCGCCCCGGCAGTTAAAACCCGCCTGGCATATATAAGCTCAAATGCGTCTTTTGTGTACTGCCATTACCAAACCTATAATATAAAAACTGGTTACATTCATAATACTTATAATAGAATGTATATTGCCAGACTATTTAAAGAGTGCCCTACGCGCTAACGCTCGCAAGAACATAATATTTTTTGCAGGGGGGGATGTCCCTATCCTCCTTAATGAAAAACGCTAAATCATTTCATCCTATTCTTCTTCTCCGGCCAGGAATAATTAACCTGTCCGATCCTCCCCAACCCGGGACCTTTCATGTAAAATGAGGCCTCAGAGAACAAAACAACCAAAATTATAGTTGTTACAACCCAACCAATCGCTCAAAATCTCCATAATCCAACTTGGAGTATCAGCAATGACTGGCACCCTACTCGGGTTTGTTCTGTTGGTCAGCCCTTGCGGCTATGATGCGTGCGACGCGCTATTGGCTTCTGAAACGGTTTACCCGACCAGATCGGAATGCGTGAAAGTCAAAGACGCTATCCAGCGGCGTCTTCCTGATGTTGTGCTGTTTTGTAGCGCAGCCTATCGATATGAAAACAGATGACAGCAAGATAAGTTGACAATCCCGTCAAATATGACAGGTTGAGCAGCACTGCACTCGCTAATCTAAGGGACCACATGACCAGGCTTTACTACTCCCTGTGCTGCATCGTGTTTATCATCGGGCTCGGCATGTCTATTCTCAGCGTGGAGTTCCCCAGCAGCACGGATAGTGGCGAGATGCCATTAGCTTTTGGTGCTGGCCTGTATATCGCATTTATCGGCATTCTCGGCTTTGCCGCAAGCTTGGTAGCACAGTGCCTCTCGGCGCTGATAAGAAAGATAAACCGATAACTGTACTGCCAATGCTGTAACGTCCTACATACTTTTTAAGTGCCCTGCCCATAAAAGGTGTGGGGAGGTATCAATGCGAATGGAACGGCCATGTCGGATACTTACATGAGTCCTTCAACCTGAACGGCGGCAATATGTCAATGGCTCGCAACGTTCGGCCCCCTGCATAAGGAGAGGAGTCAACACAACGCCTGATGCCAATACGAAAATCATTTGTTGAACCGGCTAACTCTTTTCGTTCCGCATCCTGCCATCGTTCGACGTTTTTCAGGCACAAAAAAACCGCCTTTCGGCGGCTTACGACACTGCTTATTGCTTTGATTATTCTGATGTTTCCCATGGTACCCGGGGCGGGACTTGAACCCGCACAGCCATAAGCCGAGGGATTTTAAACCCCGCGTGTAGGCATGGAACTTCAAACATTTGTGGTACTTTATCCTAATAAGCCCCAAATGGTTAAGCTAGGCGCTGTGCGGGGTTGCTGAACCAATATTAGGAAAAGAAACAGACAAATTGACAACGTGAATAAAATTTCTAATACTCGCGCTGCACCAGCAAAATCTGGTGCCGGGATTAGCCTCCTGCCGATTACACCGCGACAAAATGACACGCCGCGAGCGTGTTTTTTATGTCGCACGTCTGAACACGCCTATGGCGGCTCAGGCGGAGGGGATCGAAAGATCCGCCGGTGGTGTACCGGTAAGGTTAACCTCTGTCTAGGTCGCCACCCCGAATCAGTCAACAAAGATTGACAAATGCTGAATGACTACCGGATACTGTTCGCACTAGAACACAAAAGCGGTCATTCCGCACCCGATAGCTTTGCGGCTTTTTTATGCCTGCAATACGGCGTAAATACATCCGAACAAAGGCCGGGTGGAGAGGCGTTAATACAACACCCGCAAGGGGAATATGCCCGGAGCGTCTTTTGTGGCTCTAGTTGACACCCGGTCACCATCTACTAAATGGTGACTGTAAACTAAAACACAAAAGGAATATCCCATGGTAACTCAAGTTTCTGCAGAAACCATTTCATTGACCGTTCATCAAAACATACCTGTGATCACAACAGAATTGTTAGCACAGCTGTATGGTACAGACCCTGTGCGTGTCCGCCAAAACCATAATGAGAATAAAGCCCGTTTCGTTGAAGGTAAGCACTTCTTCAAAGTGGTCGGTGATGAGCTAAAAAGTTTGCGAGTAGCTTTAAACTACTCACAAAATCCCGTATCCTCCAAAACACGCTCCCTCATCCTCTGGACAGAACGCGGCGCCGCCCGACACGCAAAAATGCTCGAAACCGATCAGGCATGGGAGGTTTTCGAAAAACTCGAGGATCATTACTTCAACCAACAAAAAAATCCTCCAGCCCCCCTCTCCCCAAAACCCTATGCCACCATCACTTATTTCGAAAACAACCTACCAGTCAACAGCCGCCTTCTCGTTCCTGGCGAAATCGTCATAACGCCCGACTCCTGCCTTGAACACGTCAGACGCGCTGGCTATGTCGTCGTTTCCGGCGATGACGTCGGCAAACTCACTCTCAATGAACTGCAGGAAATGGCCACACAGACGAGAAAAGGACGCGAACACTGGCAGAAGCAATATCAGAATTTGAAAAAGAGATCCGACAGGCTGTAAGCTTTTCACCAATAATTGACAACGTGAAAAAAATTTCTGATACTCGCCCGGCACCAGCAAAATCTGGTGCCGGGATTGGAACCCCGGATTTTCACCGCGACATAGACACGCCGCGAGCGTGTTTTTTATTGTCGTTTGCATTGCTACATCTACGCATCAATGGTGGGGCGTGCAGGGGAGCCGAAAGGCTCGCCGGTCGGTGATCCGGTAGTTCCAACCCTGTACGTCTCACCACCCAATGATTGGAACCTGACGGTGGTGATCAAAAACCTAATCACCTGAGGGCGTCATTATGACAACTCAAATCTCCGCAGAAACAATTTCGTTGACCGTTCATCAAAACACACCTGTGATCACAACCGAACTATTAGCATGTTTATACGGTGCTGAGCCGCTGCGTCTTCGTAATAATTTCAGCCGCAACAAAAATCGCTTCATCGAAGGTAAACACTATTTTTTGGTAAAAGGCGAAGAACTTGCAAAGTTGAGAGTATCTTTAAGAGACTCTCAAAATCCGATCGCTGGTAATGTTCGCGCCTTAACGCTCTGGACAGAACGCGGCGCCGCCCGACACGCAAAAATGCTCGAAACCGATCAGGCATGGGAGGTTTTCGAAAAACTCGAGGATCATTACTTCAACCAACAAAAAAATCCTCCAGCACCACCCTCCCCAAAACCCTACGCCACCATCACTTATTTCGAAAACGACCTACCAGTCAACAGCCGCCTTCTCGTTCCTGGCGAAATCGTCATAACGCCCGACTCCTGCCTTGAACACGTCAGACGCGCTGGTTATGTCGTCGTTTCCTGCGATGACGTCGGCAAACTCACTCTCAATGAGCTACAGGAGATGGCCACACAGACGAGAAAAGCACACGAACACTGGCAGAAGCAATATCAGAATTTGAAAAAGAGATCCGACTGACTGTAAGCCTTTCGCGAACAGTACAAAATTAAACCAATCAAGAAGTGAAAATAATCTCCTAAAAGTTTAATGTTGCTCTTAACAAATCAGTGTGTGGTTTGTTAATCCTGTGGATAGTATCAACACAAGTGCAGAATGCTTGTGAGTCATAGTAAATCCCTAACTTTTCCGCCTCGCTATCTCCGTGAGGCGGCTTTTTTTTTGCAATGCGTCACCACCGTTTGGTTAACGGTGTCACATTTGGTAACCCGTTCACCCGATGAGTGCAGTCCATTACCGTTCTCAGGTCAAAAAACAGACAGCCTAAACAATTATGGTTATTTTATAAAACAGAAAAATCATACATAGAAAGAAGACAAAGAAAGATAAAACCGCCAATACAAGAGAGTATTTTTTCATATCAACCTCCTTTTAATAAGTTCAACATGCTTAATCAAAAAATCAGCCAACGCAATCAATCACTAATGTAAAAAAAAACCAAAGATAAGTGGTAGCGCACCGCTTATAAAACATGATGATGTTACTCAACCCAAGAAAATCCAAAAATAAACACAAAAGCAGCTGAAATCCCCCCCCATAAAAACTACTATTCCACTGCACATACCCCGATTTGTGCACGATGTATTCACAACCCGTTGTTTCGCCCTCGGCTTCCGTAGGGCGCTTTTTTTTCGAACCGATAGTAGGATGAAGCCGTGTTGCCTTCATTTCTTATATATTGTAAATACGCTAATTGTTACAGCGGTCTTGCTTTTCATGTTCGGCCTCCCTCCACCCACCCACACAATGACGATGAATTGAATAAAAAACCCAAACATGCAATTTAAGATCACTTACTGTGAAAGTCACAAAGAGAAAATTATGCCTTCAATCTCCGTATGCATCTTGACCCACAACTCTGAACGCTTACTGCGAAAGGTGCTCCCGCCAGCATTACAAATTGCAGATGAGCTGATTATTGTTGACTCCGGAAGCACTGACTCTACATTATCAATTTGTCGAGATTTTTCTATCCATCCTAAATCACACCCCTTCGAAACTCATGGGAGACAAATGAACTTTGCAATAGGACTGGCCCGACATGATTGGATTCTATGTTTAGATAGCGACGAAATAATGGATGAGACAACGGTAAAAGCCATTACCAAATTTAAATTATCATCCCCATTGGAAAACCAAGCGTACAGGATAAAGAGAATCTGGTTTGTTTTAGGCAAACCAGTTAGGACTATCTACCCCGTATCTTCACCCGACTATCCAATCCGCCTTTTCAATCGCACTGTCGCGCGCTTTAATGATTCACCAGTAGATGATGCAGTCGAGGGTAGTATAGCTGAAACAGCCTTGATTCCAGGGAGTGTCCATCACGATACCTTTCATTCGATAGATGAGGTTTTTAACAAGTTGAATAATTACACACGTCGAGCCGTGAAATACAGACAGTTTCGTCCATCTATCGCTCGGGGAATAGCAAGCGCCATCGGTGCTTTTTTTAAATGGTATCTATTTAGTGGTTCTTGGAAGGAAGGCTGGGTTGGTATCATCACTGGTTTTTATGCAACAGCATACAGTTTCTTGAAATACTTCAGAGCATGGTGCAGCGAGCAGCAGAATAAATCAGCCAGTGAATACACCATGAAAAAACGAACAATCAGGCGAAAAAATCATTTTGAAAGTTAATTTAATTCTAATATATATTTTCCCTCACCCTGTCACTCATACAGTGACGGGTACATCACGGAAACGGGCAGTGGCAACTAGCCGAGTGGCTTACGCCACCCAATTATGAGATAAAGAGAAATAATGAGTTATCGCGGTAAGGCTTGGTTAACTGTTTTTGGAGCATGCTTTCTTTTTTGGTGGGGGGTAGTGGCTATAACCATTCTCTAACTAGCCTCACTCGAAAAATCCAAAATTAAACACAAAAATAGCTGAAATCCTCCCCCAAAAAAACCACTATGTCGCTGCACATTCCCAGATGTTTGCATGATGTATCTCCATATCCGTTTTTTCGCCCTCGGTTTCCGTAGGGCGTTTTTTTCGAATTATGGCGAGGTGAGGTTCAAGCGCGAGAACATGGTTGCAGTCGTGCCCTGCTTCATGTTCGTCCTCACCCTGCCACCCAAATCAATGACGAAGGCATCACGGTAAAGCGGCAGTGGCATGAACGAGACCGTGTTGCTTTCGTCACCCAATATGGCGGGGTAGCTTTTCAGGGAGTGAATGTTCCAGCACCCCGCCTTCCTCACTCTGTTTCCTGATACGGCATAATCTCACCGTACATCCCCGCCTCCGCGTTCCGATAAATAATCGGCCCATACGAGGTGCGGTCTGATGCCATGGCAGTAAATGGATGCCACTGGCCATTGACTAATATCTCGCAATCAAAAGCTGCCGTTACGCCCGGATAGCAGTACTGGCAATTTCGCACATTCGCTGCCAGCCTGGCGCTCTCAAGCATTACCGTGGGTGTCAGTAAGGTGGTGCCGTCAGTACGGGCCATGACTGTAACCGTTGTCTCCGCAACTTCAGCTGACGCTAAAATCCCCCATATAGCCCAGGTACCAGCGACTTGTATGCCCGATACATAGACTGAGCCATCAGGCAACAATCCCGCGTAAGACAACCTGGAGCCAGCCCACGTACCACCGGCCTCCGCGGAGTTTTCACCATTAATGACCTGCATCAGCGCTGTAGAGCCCGGGTCGCCTACATGGGGAAGTCCAACAGCACCGTCATTGCCTTGCGGAATGCCAAAATTAATCGTTTGGTTGGGGGCATCACCAGTAATCTCTACGGTGGCATCTTCGCCAGGACCCAGCGTGCTCACCGTACCGACCGTCAGCGTGTTAGGTGGTGCACCAGAGGGACCTTGAGGTCCGATTTCCCCCTGGATCCCCTGCTCTCCCTGCGGCCCTGGCGGACCTTCCGGCCCGGTGTCACCCTTCGGCCCCTGAGGGCCAGTGTCACCCTGGGGACCGGCAGGCCCTACAGCACCTGTTTCACCCGTCTCACCGACATCGCCTTTGGGTCCCTGCGCACCGGTACCACCTTTCGGACCTGGCGGTCCCCTCTCACCCTGCAGACTGGCCAGATAGTCATCTTCCGTGCCCACGTTCCCAGCATCCAGCCATACCTGGTATGCCGAGTCACCGGTTGCTCCCGTGGACCCGGTATCGCCCTTCGACCCCTGTGGACCTGTGTCACCCTGAGGCCCGACCGGCCCCACGGCGCCCCGTTCCCCTGTCGGGCCGGTTTCCCCAGTTTCTCCCTGTGGGCCCGTCGCTCCCGTATCGCCCTTGGGTCCCTGCGGTCCTGTTTCCCCTTGTGGTCCGGTACTGCCGGTATCGCCTTTGGGGCCCTGCGGACCAGTATCCCCCTGCGCACCACACTCACCCTCAGCCCCTGCCGAGAGAAACAACTGCCATGGCACCGCCGGCGGCTCGATGCCCTCTACATCCTCCGTGGCCAGGTATTCACTGCCGGCATATTCGACCAGGTCATTTTTCTGGTAAGTCACATCACCACAAAATGCCCCGCGGGGAATGAGCGCATATTCCGCCGCCGTTTTCGCTGACGCCCTCGCGCTGGCCGCCGCCAGCTCCGCTTCCAGCAACAGCAACTGCATCTCGCGCAGCGCTTGCGGTGTCGCATCGTCCGGATTGAATTCCGCCAGGTACTGATTGAGCGTGCCGTCCGGGCTGTCGGCGTAAACCTGGATAATACCCAGGTAGTCCGGGGCATTGTTTATTGTGGCGGCAACCGCATAAACGCCCGGCATCACCGACATGGCATAGCTTCCGTCCGTCGCCGTCACCGCGGCCGCGTTTGTACCGGTAATGCTCACTGACGTGGTTTTTCTTGCCGTCAGCTGGATGACCACATCCGGCAGCGGCATGCCGAACGGATCGTTAAAAATTCCCGTGATAATGGCCATTCACTCAAGCTCCACACTGATAATCAATCCTTTCGACTGCAGCCGGAACTCAACACGGCTGATTTTCCAGTCCCGATCTTCAACACTGCCAAATCCTTCCGTGGTGATTTTTCCCTCCGCCGTCATCCCCATCAGCGCCGGGGTACCCGTCAGGGTCAGGGACATGCCCCTGAGCTTTTTTTCCACATGTTTGGTGCTGCCGCCGGCAACATACTGTGCATCCTTCAGGGAGGGCTGCGGAGCGGGATAATGAAAGACAGGCTCTCCACTTCCCACCGTCAACGTCTTCTGCTTCCCGCCATCGGCACTATCGATGTACGGGATGATCATGGTGCCGCTCCCCTTCGCACTGACATCAGGGTGATCGCTGTTGTCGTGATAACGCCATTGCTCACACATGTCGGGGGTGAGGGTTCGGACCGGCAAGGGTTTGCCGCTGATGGTGGTGTCTGAATCGCGGGGGGACAGTACCCAATAGTCGTGGGTGATTTTACTGACGGCGCCACATTCGCCGGCAATGCGCGTAACAAGATTCATGTCGCTCTCACCCAGCTGATCGATATGCTCCACCGGGACATTCACCAGCCGGCTGTCGACCCGCGCTGTCAGTCCGTGCTCAGAGGCAACAGTGAGCATGAAATCGCCCAGGGTGATACCGGAAAACGAGCGGGTTTTCTGCGACTGCAGCGTGCTGTGCCCGCGTTCGTTGGTCTTCGAAAATGCCCTGGCGGTGATTTCCACAATACGTTGCCCGCCGGACGCCTGCCCGGAGCTGCGCGCATCCACCACGAATGTCCCCTTGTTCACCAGCTCACCACCAAACCCCAGCGCCACTGAAATCTTGACGCCTTTAGCCGGCAGCTTCAGGGTGGCAGAGACCACGCTGAAAGTGATTTCATCACTTTTTTTCGAGCCGGCGCCATGATCCTTCAGGGTCAGGTTGACCAGGTTCTCACGTACGATGTCGGTAATATCCTCGCCTTCAACAGACAGGGAGAAGTTGGGCTGCCAGGGCATATTGCCGGAATCGATATAGGCCATGACCTACTCCCAGAGTGAGTATTCGTTTTTTTTCTGCTGCGGCTTAACCACAGGCAGCGTGAATGTCACGCCGGCGTCAAACACCTCCGTCGTGGCCAGATCGTAATTCTGAGGGTCATAGAGCACGGCTTCGACAGTGTTGTTTACCGTGCCGTAATGGCGGACGCAGAGGGGATCCAGGCGGTCACCGTCTTTGGTTGTATATTTCATAAATCACTCATATTTAATTATAAACCTTATGGTCATCGCTAAGTTTCTTGTTCCAGGTATATTATTAATAATTTGATAACATCAACCTGAGGGCATGACATGCATTCTTTAATAAAAATTTGGGTTTTACTGGCCTTTTCTTCAACTGTAGGATTCTTTATTTTTTTCGCACTTGAGGCTTGGTTCACCGAAAACCCTTGGGAAGTTCGCAAACTCACATTAGACCTTCTTTTTAAGCTCCCCAAAGAAATGACTCGATGGATATTATTTAACACCAAAAACATTGACCAGCTATATCACTATTTAATCACTGCCGCCTCCTGCATTGCATCTACCATAATATTTTTTTTCGAAGCCATGCTTTCCATTCCCTTGGCTAAAAATAGAACTATCTCATAACCGTATTTATCACCTAACGGAGTATCCAGATGAACAAAATGTATTTATCTCTCATTATTTTATTTAGTTCTCAGCTCGCATTTGCAGATATTAACATCTCTGCTCCCCAAATAAGTCAGGATTTCAACAACAACTCCATTGCTGCCCAAAAAAGATATAAAGGGCAGACCATGAAAATCACAGGCAACGTAAGTAATATATGGGTAGACTATGATGACCAGCCAATAGTTGATCTGTACGGTAAAAACCTGTTCGAAGGCGTTGAACTTATGGTTAGTAAAGATGACGGTTATTTATTAAACATATCAAAGGATGACTATATCGAGGCGGTATGCCACTCCGCTAACAGAGGCATTATCTCAGTAAAACTCCAAGATTGTATAATAATCCATTATAGCAAGCCTGAAGTTACTCATATGCAAAAATAGTTTCTATATCAATCCCACGGCTTATCAAAGGTATTGCTGAAGGTGATTTCATCACTTTTTTCGAGCCGGCGCCATGATCCTTCAGGGTCAGGTTGACCAGGTTCTCACGTACGATGTCGGTAATATCCTCGCCTTCAACAGACAGGGAGAAGTTGGGCTGCCAGGGCATATTGCCGGAATCGATATAGGCCATGACCTACTCCCAGAGTGAGTATTCGTTTTTTTTCTGCTGCGGCTTAACCACAGGCAGCGTGAATGTCACGCCGGCGTCAAACACCTCCGTCGTGGCCAGATCGTAATTCTGAGGGTCATAGAGCACGGCTTCGACAGTGTTGTTTACCGTGCCGTAATGGCGGACGCAGAGGGTATCCAGGCGGTCGCCGTCTTTGGTTGTGTATTGCATGAGGTCACCATTTAAATTTAAATCAATGCCTGCTTATTTCACTATCACGACAAGCGGTATATTGCACAGTCCGTTCCAAACTATGCAGGGATTGTGAAATGTCAGGGTACGAAATTTTAGGTTGGTTTGTAGGCATATACATCTGGCTTTTTGCCAACCCCATCATTGCGCTAGCTCTCTACCTGCTCCCTATTATTATCGCCTTCATCAGGCTGCACAGAAACCTGCCAATAATAATGATTATCAGCCTGCTATTTGGTTGGATATTTCTTCTGTGGCTTATTCTTGTTATATGGGCTGCATTTGGTGGACAGGATGATATCCGCAGGCAGCAATAGCTCCAGATTATGGAGCCATGATATTGGCGGAGTCAAAAGTATCAGATGATCCTCCAGCATCACCAGTAAGCTCTTTAAATTTGTCGTACAACTCCTGTGCTCCAGCCTCTGAAGCCCCGCCGTCGATTACAATATTGAAATGATATTGATTGTTATGGGTGTTGTTGACATTGGCATTAGCGGACCTTGAAAATACTGGAACAACTTCACCGTCAGACATTGGTTGGTTATCCGCTTTTACTCCATTCAGTGCGTTGCGATAATAATCAAGTTGATTTTCGAACCCTTCATTGTCATCATAAAAAAAGCCTCTCGATGCAACATAGGTATTTATTAGCTTGGCCTGTAACTCTTTATTTCCCTTTACATTCTTTTTAAACCAATCATCAAGACCTTCGTTATGGGCGGTTTCCTGGGCCAACTCCATCGAGCCTGTTTGTGCCAGCTCCTGAAGCACTCGCCGCTGCCGCGCCTCGTCCGAATTGTCAGGTAAAAACCAGCCAATCATATTTGAAACAGCTGAAACCGCCCGGCCAAAATTCTCCAGGCTATCAACGACACGTTTGGGCCCACCGCCGTCCACCCAGTCGACGATCGTATTGGTGATCATTGCCTTGTTATTCTTCACCCACGTCTCGAACTGCCCTTCCCACTCTTTCAATTGGGGCCGTAGTGCGTAACCAATATCACCGGCGACACCGGCCAGTGCTGTTTCTGCCGACGTCCACATATTGCTGAGCATCTGGCTGGTATCCATCGCCGCGCGCGCCTCATCCTCAGTTATGTTGTTCAGTTCCGACGCGTTTTTCATCACCTCTTTATAGGTTAGGCCTGTGCTGATAATGTAAGTCATCAGCTTGTTAGCTTCCCCACCCATCAGTTGGTCAGCGAGCGACTCTCCCTGTTGAGCCGTCAGTTTTCCACTCTTCACCTTTTCACTGATAGTCTGCATCACCTTATCGAATTGCTGCTGTTTGGTGCCTTTCATCAGATGCTTGTTCAGCCCGATCATGGCCAGCATCGGATTTACGGTTTTATCGTTGCCTTCCTCGCCCAGTTTGTTGCTAAGCTCTTCCGTCAGGTCGCCGTAATTCTCCCCGTTCAGACCAGCCTGCTCGGCCATAATACTGCCGGCCTTATAATGCCTGTAGGACATGCCGTATTGCTTTGCACGTCGGTATTCTTCGGCAGTTTTGCGGTTGAGGGCCAGTACACCACCGCCCAATGCTGCACTGGCGCCGGCAATAGCAACGGGTGCCATGATGGCTGCTCCCGCTGCAGCAAACGGCAACCCGCCAGCCATACGCAATCCTGACTCCATCATGTTGCCCGGCGCCGCCTTCGTTTTCGCCCAGGCGTTGCGCGGTGAAGAAAGAAACGCATCTTTGTAACGGCCGCGGCGTGCTTCGCTTTGCTGCTGCTTGTGAGCCAGTTTCGTTTCCCGTTCTTGCTGGGCGTTCAGCCGTTCCAGCTCCTTACGCGCACGCTCGATGCCGGCGCCGACCTTCTTATAATCCTCAACAAGAAAAGCCATACCGGCACGGCCAGACTTCACGCCGTCCCGGATTTCCTTCTCCAGCACCTCCTGCTTGTTAATTAGCGCCTGTGTCGCACGCTCCATGTGCTTTATCTGATTGACCGTGCTGGCTGAACCCGACTTCATCTGACGCTGCCACGCCGTCTGGGTTTTCATTACCTGCGCGGTTTCGGTACCGATGCGATCAATGCCCGTCGTCATGCGGTTCAACGTGCGGGTCATCGACGGATCCACTGATGCCCCGAAGTTGATCGAGGCGTTGTATTTTTGGGATTTACCTGCCATTGGTTTTCCTGCCCTGGTCCAGTGCGCGTTTAAAGTAATGCCGCCAGGTGCTCAGCGGCAGCATCAACTGCTCACTGAAAGTCAGGCGGCACCAGTGGGTAATGCCTGGCTGGTTATTCAGGAACTGCTCTTCGGACGGTCCGCCGGCGGCAACAAAAAACGGTTAAACGCCCCCACCAGCTGGTCGTAATCGTACGCCGGCAACAACAGCAAATCGGCCTGATTTAACCCGCACAGGCTCGCAATCATGAGTGATTCCTTTTCCATCGTGCCCCCCGCTGACTTCTCGTACATCAGCTTGTCGCGTACGGTAGGCTCACGCAGGGCGATTTCGGTGACCGCTTTCCCATTAATCTCGAATGGGCGGGACAGAGTAACCACGGTGGTATTGGCTGGATAATCCATCTTGTTTTCCTCATATAAAAATGGCGCCACAGGGGCGCCGTTATTGATTACTACGTTTTTAAAGCTATAAAAACTCGCATTCCTAAAGGTATAACGGAAATCGGTATACCTTCTGCTGGTGGTGAGCAATCAAGGCGAAAAATACGGGTGTTGTTATATCGCAACACCTTCAAAAGGCGGCATCCAGAAGATGCTCTGCTTATTAGTAAATTTTGTGATTAGAAGAACTTGCCGAGTTACTCCACCCGCTTGACACTTCGTCCAGCACTGGCGTATAGTCCGCTGCGTGAGAACTCAAAACCTCTTAGCACGGATAGAACCAACCCCGTCAGTGTTGGATTTTTTATGCCTGTCATTTAGTGATGGCACAATGTGCGGCCACACACCCCGATCAAGGTCGGGAGGGCGACGAATACAATACCCGTAAGGGGAATAAGTCCGCGGTTTTGCTAAGCCGTTTTGAGCCTCCCGGCACCCCCCATAACCATAGAGATATATCTACAGGCGAACTTTTCTCTTTGAGTTCTGAGCGTTACTGATTGACCTGTCTACACTCCTAACATTTGACAAATCAGCAATATTTATCGTACGATTTACTCCGGTGCTCAAAACACCTTCTCAGAGCGGCTACCGCGCCCGAAAGATTTGCGGTTTTTTTGTGTCCAGATTTTTTGAATTATGATCGGGCGTGCGGCTAATATAATACCAGAAATGGGAATACGCCCGCCGTCTCTGAGCGGTTTTGAGCGCCCGATCACCTCAAACTCAAAATATCTCAGAGGACATACCATGATTGATCCCATCTCAGCTGTTATTCCTGAAATCATCATTCACAACGACCACGCTGTAACTACGTCTATTGCGGTTGCCAACTTCTTCGGAAAACAACACAAGCATGTTCTGGAAAAGATCAGGGCGCTAGATTGCCCCCCTTCTTTCACGACAGCCAATTTTTCGGCCATCGTTGTCACAACCCAAGCTGGCTTCGACAAACGCGAAATCGAAGCCTTCGAAATGACCAAAAACGGCTTCATCTTCCTAGTCATGGGATTCACAGGTAAAAAGGCTGCAGCATTCAAAGAGGCATATATTGCGGAGTTCGACCGCATGGAAGCCGAACTGGCCAAACGTTCCCAGCCGCCAGCACCCGTGATACCTGTTTTTCCCGCCGGCAAAGAGTTCAGTTACGTGACAAATGTTGGTGCTAATGGCGCTCCCACCTCAATAACAATCCTGCGCAATGATCAGCTCATCACTTCCATGTCAGATTGCGTTGAGATGTTGCGTCGAACAGGATTCGTGGTTATTACATGGGAAGTCATGAGCAAACTGACGACCGCCGAAACCGCACAACTCTGGATGGATGCTAAAAAACAGTACGTGAGAAATAGCCCGTTCTGATTTTGAGAATATCCCCCGGCACAAACTCATGCTTGGGTGTGAAATCCAAAATTAAACCAATAATAAGGTGAAATAATCACCAGGAAGTTTAATGTTGTTCCTGACAAGCGTGAGCGCGTTTGTCAATCCCAGTCTGACATTAAACAAGCGCGGGATGCTTGTGAGTGTTCATTATAGTTCCTGAGTTTTCCGCCTTACTCTCCGTGAGGCGGTTTTTTTTTTGCAAAAAATCATTTTACTCTACTGACAAACCCACACAAATCCAAAATTAAACACAAAAAAACTAAAATCTGCCCTTGGAATACTATATTAATACTGTGGAACACCTGAACTTCACCTGGTGACTTGAGATACTACGCATTTGAGCAAAAACCTTTTTGAATGAGGAGTGATCATAGGGGGAATGTCTGAGGAAACACTGCTTACCTTGGGAGTTTTTATCATAGTCTCCCTTATCATCCCTCTTTATTTTATCTGTCGATTTTTTATCGCCATAGCTAAACATTTTGAAAAGGAGCGTTAATATGACACCTATACCAGGCGAACCACTTATCTTTATTCTGTGCTTTGTTGTTTTTTTCTGGTTTCATATTTCCGCTCTAATTATTTTTCTTTGGTTTATTAATATAATTTAGACAGATAGTAGAAGCATTATGTTTCTTTCTTGACACGCACTCAACGAAACCTCCACCGGTTAAGCTATATCAAGATTAACAAGCCAACCCAGTAAATTTAAAACATATATGGCATTAAAATAGAACCAAATAGATACATACCCTACCCTCCAGAACCTCATCATATTCTCTCGCCATAATCATTACCCCCTCTGACAACGCTCCATCAATAGACATCCAAAAATATTTAATCTTTATTGCCAAATTTCAAAAAAAATACTATACATTACCTTGTGAGTTCAGAACCTCTAATCATTTGGAGAGATAATGAGCAAAGAAATTATTTTGAGAAAAGAAGACGTGCCAGGTCAAGATGTTCGCGTTTTCCTTGAGCTGAAAGATGGAGAGACATCTATTACTGCCGCAATGGCAACTGATGCGGACCGAGATAATGTGGTTGATAGAGTATCTATTGTCGGAGATCTTGATGGTGATAACGATCTGGATGAAGATGATAAAGCATTGCTACGCGATATGGTTAATCTATTTTTGAAAATCAAATGGTAGAACGCCATTTGAACAGTAAAATTTACTGCTGCAGTCGAAAATTTTTATGTTAACCATCCTGAATGGCACTTGTTATTCTAATAATGGCGGTGACAGAACGCCCTAGCACTGAGGTGCAGGTTAGCTTCATGATTCTGCCACCGCCACCACGTAATGACCGAGTGTTAATACATATATTTGGCCTTACATTAAAGAATTTCAAGACCCGGTATCGACTTAGTCCAGCAGCAGTGCATCCCGTACGCCGGCCATCTCGTCGACGCCGTTGATGATGCGCTTGCAGTTCAGCGTGTCGATTTCGTACATCACCGTGTTATCGACCGTCAGCTTGTAGTAGCTGAGGTTCATCACCACCGCCATCCCCACCGACTCCTGCCCGCTGTTACCATGCTCGTCAGGCGTGATACTGCCGACAATCCCCTCCAGTTCGTCCACCCAGACCGACTCCGTTGTATCTGCGTTCAGGTACACCCGACGGATTTGCGCTCGTACCTTGCGCCCCTGTGCAAAACCAAACATGGCCAGCACATCAACATCCGCCCCCACCTTAAAATCCGCCTGCATGGCCTCCATGCCGGTATCTACCGGCGCCGGCGCATCCATCCAGGTCGTACGGTAATTGCCGACCGTCACCACCACCGCCGGCGGTGTCATCGACATAACATTGGCCACGCGGATGTTGTTCTGCACCCACAAGGCTGATTTTGCGTAAATAAAACCGGTATTCATGTGTACTCCTGTCAGGCGGCCAGAGAGACCTGCCCGGTGTTTTTGTTGATGGCATATTTGATGACTATCTGCTCTGCCGGGGATTTCGGCGTCACGGCGACGTTGATATACACAATCCCCGCCGCCAGCGACTCGGCCGTATTCAGCTCCTCATCCAGCCAGGCACTGCCGCCGATAATCACGCCGCCCGTCACCTGCTGGCGCAGATAGCTGTTGATGGAGCCCAGCATCGAGACGCCCAGCGATTTGCTGATCGGCGCGTCAAGGTACTCTTTTGTCACCGACAGCTGGATAGAGTCTTCTATCGCGTCCATCGTGCGACGCACCGCCTCAAAGCGCCACTGCGGATCATCGGTGCACAGGCGGTTCCCCCAGTGCCGAAACCCGTCCAGCTGCACAAGGGTGCTGACATTTGCCTGATTGAGCTGGTTGGCCACACAGGTCTCGTCACCAATCATGAAGCTGTCAACCTGTTCAAGGCCAGTAAAGCCCAGCACCATCTGGTTGGACTTCGACCACCAGTACCCCCTGGTGCTGTCAATGCGGACCCGGTGGCCTGCCGCCGCGGCAGAATACGGGCGCGTCCGTGTCTTGCCGGTCAGGTCGCTGACCACGTTGATGCGCGGGCGCAGCAGCTCCACGCGGGCGCCGTACATCTGCCCGCGGCGCACCACCGCTTCCGGCGTGGCCATCGAGGGAGAGTCAAGGTAGGCGATGGCCCGGCAGCGCGCCGCCATGCTCTCCAGCGCCCTGCCGACACCGTCGTCCGTGCTCCATTCCGGGGCAATCAGGATGCGCGGTTGGTAATTGAGGGTCGACTGCCCCAGCTGCAACGACGCGATACCCTGCAGGATGTTGGCGCGCTGCGCCTCTTCATCCTCATCGGTATCCACACGTACCACGATGACCAGGGCACCAATCTGGTTCAGAATGTCGTTCATGTCGTCATACAGCGTACCGCCGTACCCCAGCTTTTTGGCCTGGTTACGACTGCCGGCAATCAGTGCCGGGGTATACAGCGGGAAAGGTTCATCCTCGCCGCCCTGCAGTGCCATCAGACCAAAGGGTGCCACCACGCCGGCCCCCGCCATACCATCGGGTAACGCGGCGTCAATCCCCATATCTTCGGCATCGAACATCAACGCGTTGACCGCCGCCACGACATCGGCCGCATTCGCGTCCACGACGCCTTCGGCATCGGTGCCGAGCGTGATGGTCAGTACGCCGTCCTCAAAATCGGCGCCTGTCTCGGCGCCTGCAGACGAGTCAGCCTCGCCGGCAACCGCGCGGACCTGCAGCTGATTGCCGGCGGTGCCGGCAGCGGTGGCCGTGAAAACAACCTGGTTATCGAGCAGGCTGCTGCCCGTCGACAACGTTGCCGCCGTCCCCGACTCCGCGTCGGGCGCCGTGCCGACCAGGCCAATGACCGACATATTGACGGTGGTTATCTGTTTGGGTGCGCTGTCGTCCTCAAGGGTACGAACGCCATGAAGTTCCATAAGGGTCTCCGGATATAAAAAAGCCGCACAGTGGCGGACAGGGATGATGAGGTGGGAGCGTTATTTCGAAATTGGCTGAACGTTACAGATACTGTCGCGCTTGAGGGCCTTGTCGCTGCTGCACTGGACAGACTCGTCGTGCCGGATGTACGTCAGAACGTTGGAGCAGGCGGCAATGCCGGCACTCAGCGCCAGTGCCCCCAGGATAAAAGCCGCTTTTTTCATTCACCGGCCACCTTGCATGCCGTACTGTCTGTCACCGTGACGCTGCTGCCGAGACTCTGCACGCTGACCATCGGTGGACAAGCGTTGCCGCTGTCCGACCGGTAGCTAACCAGGGTGGCACTGCAGCCGGTGAGCAGTGCAACAATCAAAGGGATTGCATATCTCATATTCACCACCAGCGGATAGCGGAAACCAGATGTGCGACACCGTACAGCACTACGTACACTGCCACAGCGCGCAGCACCCAGCCAATCGCGCTGGACATCTCTTTTGTGACAGGCGCATCTAACATCAGGCCATTTTTCATAGTCAACCTCATGAGTATTCGTTTATAATTTCTCATGCAGAATTAATATTCCTTTGCTCCAAATAAAAACCCCGCACTGCGTCAACAGTCGGGGTTTTGTCTTTTTGTATCCCTGGTGGATTATCAGCTGATACCGTAAATCTCCCGGTCGAGTACCGCCCACGTCTGCGCCCCGCACATGCCGTCAGCATCGAGGCCGTGACGCCGCTGAAAGTCGGTCAGCGCACCGATTGTCGCATTGCCGGCCACGCCGTCGGCGTCGCAGCCCAGCATCAGCTGCAGTTCCCGCACGTCGCCTCCCTGGCTGCCCATCTGAACCAGGCTACGGGCGATGCCTTCCCCGCGAGCAAGCCGCAACGCCGCTTCCGCTTCTTCGGCATACGCCGCGATGGTCTGTGCCTTGTCGGTACCGTTGATGATGTGCCGGGCGTTGACGTAATCGGTCTGGGTATCGGTCAGGTAGTCGGCGAGCTTCTTGCCGGTAAACCAGCCGTTGGCCATACCGTTAATCGCCACCTGCGCCGCCACCCACGGCGTCAGCGCAAGGTCAGGCTGCCCCACCAGCGGAACGTCATATGCCAGCGTGTTGAGGTTGACCACCACATCCTGAGCCTTTTCGTAATTATCCCGCCAGGTCAGTTGTACATAGCCCCGACCGTAATAGGTCTTCCCTGTCTCCGGGTCCGGATCGCCATAAGGATGTCCCGCGCCCTTGCCGTACTCTTCGATGGGCTGCATCGTGAAGGCGGTCTCGTGGTACGTGGTGGCCAGCACATACGCCAGCCAGCTCACCGGGATGTGGCGGCCGAGTACCGTGTTGTAAACCGCGTACGCTGCAGTGAATCCAGCCAGACAGTCGGTCTGTGCATGATTGATTTTGCCACTGAACCACACGGCACTCATACGCATACGGAGCGCTATTTCGGAAAAAACACCTTCCCGGCTTTGATATTGATCACAGTTACACATCGGCAAGTTCTCACAAAGTTGGTTTATTTGTAAAAAAACCTTCAATCCCCTAAAGATATAATTTTCAAACACAAAGTGAAATACAAAATCATTATAGCCATCACACAAAACGCCCCCAAATATTAACACCTAACCATGAAAAAACATAAATCACGCCTGCCAAATGTCATTATAAATCACAAACCAACCACATGATAAAAATCACTCACAATGACAAGCAAGCCACCAGCCACATACAATAAAAACACTTAAGCAATACATTATAAAAACATTAAAAAGGCATCTCACTTACTTTTATCTTTCGACAAAAAACAACAAAAGAAAACATCAATGAAGAAATAAAACCCACGCTATAATTAAACTTGAAACATCGAACTCAACGGTTGCCAACTCAACTAACTCGTCAATGTTATAGAAAACCATCAAGGAATACTTTTATGTCAAATAACCCTAACGCAATCATCAAGTCACTGGAGATCACAAATAATTACGCACTGGCCGACGGCATAGAAAAAAACACCATTCTTGCTCTAGTCTGCGATGACAATGACACCCCTTTACCCGGCCAGGTTGTAACTTTTGAAGTCGGCCCAGGAGCCAATATTACAAGCCAAGTGTCAACCAACGTACTAGGGCAAGCCCTTACATCATTGACCAGCACCACGGCAGGCGGTTACACAGTGACAGCCTCTGTTAACCCTGGCTACATCTGGGCTGTAGGGCCAATTATTTTTGTTGAAAGCAGGGGAAAATAACCTAATTACCTCAATAATTTTTCTTAAAATGATACCGGTGGCTGGCAGTTCAGGGTAATACCGTGACAGCCACCGTCACTGACAATAATGAAAAAATACTGTTCTGGAAAAACTTGAATGGCGTTTACGGCATTGATGATATTTCAGCATAAGCTCTCCTTAATGTGCGGAATGCACGGACAAAGGCCAGACCGGATATTCCTCATCCAGATCGTCACGTAGAATATCGAGATACTCCCTGAGATCATGGGCCTTCTCCGCATCGCCAGGGCGAGGTGTACTGTGCTCGTACATTAGAATTTCACTGGTGATAATACGGATTTCACGGACCAGAATGCTTCTGGCCCGGTTAGCGAGCAGCGTCGCATCTCGGCTGACTGTGCCGTCAGACCAAACCCAGGTACCGTCTATGGAACAATCATCCGGGAGTGAATCCAGCCCGCGCACTGACAATTTCCATGGCCACATATTGACTGGAGTCGAGTCAATCAGACGGATGATGCCGGTGTCAGGTTCGTACGCAATAAACACGGCACCAGTCAGCAGGAAGCGGGCCTGATACCAATCCACACCGTTTTCATCCCGCAGACAGATGATAGGCTTACCATCAACGTTCCCCGCATCTGTATTATAGTAGGGCTGGCAGTTGGCTAACTCTGTGAGATCCCTATGCGGCAAATCAGCAAAGATATTCACGCTGGCGACAGGCAAAGTTTGCATCTGTAGTGTTGATGCATACGGCGCCGTGTACGGTGCCCCGTTGATGATGTACTGCAGGGGGCGATAAAGCGCAAAACCGACCTGATGCCCCTCGTTCCCGTTACCACCGGTGAGAACACACCCCCATGGTGCTTCAACCAGCCCCCCATCCATGGTTAATGACCCTTGCGTTCCGAGCTGGGTCCCTGTAACAAAATTACCAGCCACCCAGTCACTGGTAGCATAAGGCGACAAATCGATGGGCTGGGGATTATTCGGGCTATACACCCGCTGACCGGCCTCATTGATCACGTCGGCATTCATCGTGCCGTTGACCTGCAGGGAGACGCTGCCGTCGGCAATGTTTCGCCAGAGCGATATCAGCCATCCCTGCGTGTCGGCATAATCGAGTTTTTGATGCGTGCCATCTGAAAATACGGACATCGACACATCATTACCGGCAGAGTCCTGAACATCCAGCGACAGCGTCTTGCCCGTCGTGGCATTGCGTACGGCGAGCCACGTCGCCGTCAGCGCCCCTGTCGCATTGCCCCCGGTAATGGAGATGAAATCCCCGGTGCTTGCCGTGGCGGCCGACCCCAGTCCAAGGTTGTCACGCGCCGCCTGCTGTGCGGTATCACCCGTCTTCGCAATTTCATCCAGATTCTTATCCTGCCGCAGGTAGAGCGTGTCGGCCTGTTTTTCGGTCAGATAGGCCGTATCCGTCACCACCAGCGTGACATCCGTGGTGGCAGAAAGCGCCAGCACGACCAGGATCTCCAGCGACACCGCAAAACCGCTGTCCGGCGCGGGTTTATCCTGGGCGGCATAATTCCCCACCGCATAGAGCGTCCCGTCTGACGCATAAATGGCCACGCCGCGGAGGGTGTAGCCGCCACTGTCCGCCGGGATGATGCACTGGGCAACAATCTCCGACGGGTCGTCAGCGCTGACCTCCAGCGCGCTGATGGCGCCGCGGTACACTTCATTCACAAAAGCGGTCAGCGCCGGATCCGGCGTAAAATCGACGCCGCCGTCACACACACCAAATTCGGACAGTTCAACCGATTCGCCTGCGGCATGCGCCGCTGCCTCCAGCTCGGCGCCGGCATCGGTCACCAGGACATAATAATCACTCATCGCGTCTCTTCGCCTTTATCGTGACAGACTGGCGGGTGAATATGCTCCCGCCGATATAACAGTTGCCATACACCTTTTCCGGGGTAACCCGGATATCGCCCAGAAAACTCCGGGCATTCTTGGCATCGCTGATGTGGCTGAATATCTTCTGCAGCTCGTCGGTACTGACGCTGTTGCCGTGAACCACCACCCGAAAGGTGTACGGCTCGCCCTGCGGGGTGTCCCCGAACCACTCGATGACATCAATCAGGCGATCGACAGACGCCAGCGCCTGCCTGACCGCGCCCGGGGTCCCGCGTTTTTTATTGACCGAGGCGGCACTTTTAATCACATCCCGTTTTTGCTGCTCCGTCCATTCGTCGTCCCACCAGGTCACACCAAACTCCCACGCCAGCCAGGGCAATAGATCGGCGGGACATTTGTCGGGATTTTTGACGTCGCGAATATCAAAAAGGACATCGCCGACGTGGCTCATGACGATTTCCAGCGCCTGCTCCGGCTGCGTGGCATTGGGCGGGAGCAGCGTGCGAAATGTCATAACCCCTCCGGGCGTATGCCCTGGGTCGACGCGGTGGATGCGGTCAGGGTAATGGCAGTACAGTACGTTGCCTCGCCGGTGCCGGCATCGAGGGTCTCCAGCGGTTCCGTCAGCGTCACGTCCTCAACACCCGGCTGCTTCAGGGCCTTATAGACCCCGGCAATCGACAGCGGCACGCCAATCCGGTGAACGCTGTCGGCATAACGCTGCATGGCCTGCTTCGCCGCCGCCATCACCGTCTGTGCATCCGGTCCGCTGCCGGTTATCAGGGTCGCCGTCACGGCATACTCTATGAGGGTGGCCGCCTTCACCACGACATAATCCGTCAGCGGACGGATAAAATCGGCGTTGAGCGCAGCACCAACGGTATCAAGCAGCGCCTGGCCGGGTACCCCGCCACCGTCATTACTCAGCACATACACCTCGACGTGGCCGGGAGAAATCGCCTTATCTTCCTGTGGCCCGTAGGCTTTGGCATCCCGCACCGCGCCGTCGGCAGACAGCGCAAAATACTCATAGGCCTGTATCGAGCCTGCCGTATTGCGTGCGTACCAGCTGAGCCGGATACGCAGGCGAAACGCGTCGTCCCCTTCCATCACCGCATCGGTCGGTGGGACAGGGGTATCGTCCGCCGGGGTGATCACCAGCCGGTAAATGCCAAAATTGGCGCCCAGCTGGTCGAGGTCTGCGCCCCTGGCATAGGCCAGCAACGTAGCCAGCACCCCGGCGTTCGTGCGGGCAACATTGACCATCTCGCGATAGCAGCTGATTTGCAGCAGTTTGACCGCCGGGTCACTGTCCAGCAGCGCAGTAAATACCGGGTCAAGGGCCTGCAGCTCGGCCAGCCGCTGTGCCAGCAGATCCTCGAAGGCCGGCATCTCGATGACGGAAGGCGGCGGTAATTGACTCAGATCGATAACGTCACTCATAGTTCGATATTCTCCAGCAGAACGGCGCGCTGCGTTTCAACGTCCGTGGCATGAATGCTGAGCCGGATGACCCCATTGCCGACCTGCAGCACGTCAATGCTGTTAATCACAATGCGCGGCTCCCAGCGGGCCAGCGCGCCGGCGGCAGCCATCACGACCCGCATGGTGGTGGTGCGATCGGCAGGATGGTCAACCAGGTCAATCAGGTTGCTGCCGTAGCCGGGCCGCATCACGCGGGTGCCGACGGGCGTGCTCAGAATGTCCTGGACGGACTGGCGGATATGGTCGAGACCGGACAGTGGCTTGCCGGTCAACCGGCTCATTCCCTGCATAACATCACCATTAAAAAGCCCGGCTCACTGGCCGGGCTTCTCCTCTGACTGCATGGTCTGGTTCGGCGGATCGGTGACACCGCCACCGTCGCCGTTTTCATTGTGGGTATGCCCATTGTGGGTGTCGCGCATCTGCTGCAGGGTGCCGTTTTTATCACTCACCTCGCCGGTCACTTCCAGATCGCCGGTCAGCACCAGCCTGCCGCCCTCGGGCAGGCTGACGTTCAGGGTATTGGCCCCCGTGCTGTACCCGACCGCGGCGCCGTTGCCGAAACGGACAAGATAATCGCCGGAGTTGTCCGACGGCGGCGCCCGATCGTCGGTAAATCCGGCCGGAAACACCAGACCGGCACGCGTTTCACCGCCGGGGCTCAGCACCAGCACCGAGGCCCCCACCGCCGGCAGCGCCCAGACGCTGACCCCGTCATCGGCCAGGCCGGCCAGCCGCAGCCAGCCGCTTTGATGAAGCTGACCGGAGACCGGGTCGCTGCCGAATGTCACCCGGCAACGCGGCGGGCTGATCTGCACCGCCACCACATTGCCGAACCGGATCATGCGCGCCACGCGCCGTGATAAATCTGCCAGTGCATAATCAGCCATCGAACACCCCGCCGATCACCTTTTTCATCGTCTTCAAAGCCTCGCGGAGTCTGGTGTCCTTGTCCCGGAATCCCAGTGACAGGGTTTCCGGCACGGTCTGCCCGTCCGCCAGCCTTTCACCGTAATACTGCAGGCTCAGGGTGATGGTCTGGTGCTTCGCCTGGCTGTTCGGGCGAAACTCATCCATCACCTGGCTGAGCTCCGTCATGACCCAAAACCCCATCACCTTGCCCGTGCCCGCCACCAGCATCAGCGGGGTTTTCGTGCTCGCCTGCAGGCGCAACTGCTCGACCGGATCATCGGAAACGTCGTTAATCAGTCCGTATTTTGTCAGCGCCATCGTCAGCAATGAGGGGTTGATCAGTGTCGCGTAGAGCTCGCAGTCGAATTTGAGCGTCGGCCTCTTTTTACCGGTGTATTGCAGCAGATCGGGCTTGCCGATACGCCCCTGGGCCGCCCAGGTCCACGAATCGCTCAGGCTCAGCTTGCTGTAGGCCAGGGTGCTGAGCTGGAAAATAAAGTCGCCCCACATCATCAGCGGCGGCAGCTGATCCAGATAGTTTTCGACCTGCTCGCGGGCATTTGCCCTGAGCACGGACAGCACATTCGTGTTCATAATATAAGGCTCGTCACGTCATCAGGGATGTTCAGCACGTTAATGCCCATGATTTTTCGCAGTCCGAGGAGCGGGTTTATCTCAAGCAGCGGCATGATACCGTCCGCCGCCACCCGGTAGTAGTTCACCGTGACCGTCATGGTGTGCCCCGTATCGGCCTTGTTATCCGTGCCCGAGTCATCCGGGCGGATGGTGTCGATGTACCCTTCGACCTCATCCTCAAGGTAATCAATGCCCCCGTCCCCCTGGTACGCCCGGCGGACGGTCAGCCTGGCTTTGATACCAGGAATAAAGCCAAAAAATAAAAAGGACGAGTAACCGTGCCCGACAAACTTGTAGGTGGCCGTCATCGGTTTGGTGCCGCGGTCTATCCCTACCGGGGCATTCATGGCGCCCGTTTTAAACCACGTCCGCTCGACCGCGATTTCAGGCGGGGTATAGGTCACCGTATCGGACAGCGCAATACCGTTCATAAAGAGACTGCAGCCGCGATAAATCGACATTTATGCCTCCTCGTCAGGCCCGCGCCGGGCCAGCAGGGTGTAATCATCCTTATGGGCGCCCCCCACGTCAGGGGAGATACCCATCCATACTTCTTTCAGCGTTGGTGCACCGGTATCATCGAACAGATCCATGCCGACGGCCACGCACTGCTCAATCGTCACACACCAGGCGTGATGCGAAGCCAGCGCCTTTTCATCCAGATAGATATTGCCGCTTTCCGCCGAGACGAACTGCGCCGGCCCCGTTCCCGGGCCGAACTGCCGCTGATGGATCCAGCCGGTAAACAGCAGTGCCGCATTTCTGATTTTTCGGTTGTAGCCCTCTGCGGCCAGTTCCCGGACAATATAAAAATTGCAGGTCAGGTTCACCGTGAGCTTTCCTCCCAGGCAGGCCTCGCTTTCCTCCCAGCGCTCTATATCAAAAAACACCGCCGGGGTCTCATAGCCATCGCCCATCTCGCTGTAGATCCCGACCGTTTTAAAGATATCCAGACTCCGGAGCGCGGCCTCTACGGCCGATATGTAGTCTTCAAAATTCAGTAATCCGTTCATCTGCGCCTCCCGGTTTTCAGATCAAAATGAACATTGCCCGCCACGCGCGCATTGAGATCCTGTTCGAAGTAACGCCAGAAGACCGGCCCGATATTGTTAAAAATATGGTCGTCGATGGCATCTTCCATTCCTTCCGCCACCGGGATGCGGGCTTCCCTGATGCGTCCGTCGTCACCGCGGATCCAGACGCTGCGATAGCCGTAACGTTTCCCGATAAAAGCCCTGTCGAACGTCGTGGGGGACAGCCCTTTCCCGGCGGGGAGAAAGGTGACTTTCCCGGTTTTTTGGGCCGCCCCCTTGTTTTTCCGCCGACTGTCGCCCATGCCGCTGAGTTTGCCCTTCAGTTCATGGAGTCGGAACGGGTTCAGCCCGTACCAGATTTTTGCTCCCCGGATCTGCAGGCCCGAAAGACTGCGCCCCTCCCGGCCGGCATTGCGCTGTTTTTTAAACGGCCTGACGCGCCGCCGGGCGATGGATTTTTTCCTGACTCCGGCCTGCGTCATCATCAGCATGACAGAATCGCGATACAGCTTGCTGACTGTCCGGGTCAGTGCGCGGTTATAAGCGCCGACGTACTGGGCCTGGGTGGCATTCAGGGCCTGTTTGAGGCTTTCCATGGCCGAAACATCGATATCAAAAACCTGGGCGTTGACCATGACACCTCCCTCAGGCCCATTCAGTAAACGCTGTACGCGCTATTATCGCTGTCGGTGACCGGATCGAGATAAACCACCAGCAATCCGGCCCCATCCGGCTGAACCTCCCTGACAGAAAAATCCGTCCAGCCGTCCCACGTGATAGCGCCGTCCGGCGTCAGCGCCTTGCCTCGCGGCACGCTCACGACATCACGCGAAGACAGGCCGTCGGCGTCAGTGGCCATGAGCGTCAGGGTTATCACCTTGCCCTGCACAAAGCCGCCATCGGGCAGATCCGTACGGGTATACGGCTCGTCAAACACGGCAAGAACGCTCCCGCCCTTGGGCAGTCTGACCGGCCGGCCAAACGTCGCTATCATCTGCCGGTCGCCGTGACGCAAATCGTCATCGTAGTTCATACCGCATCCGCGTAATTTTCATCAATGAGTGCCTCGGCCTCATCGGCATCCACCACAATCACCTGGCCGGCCGGCACCACTTCACAAACACGTTTCACCACCTCCGGACGACGCTTGTTTACGCCTTCCTTGTAGTGCCAGATGTCTACGGTCGCTTTCAGAAGAATGTGGCGAAGCGGCGCCCCGCCTTTTTCTCGTATTTCCGGCTGCAATTCAGCAGGTATTGTGGCCGCGGTAATCGGCTCGCCGACGGCGGCAATGTCCCCTTCGCCATCGTCATCATCCAGCATGCTGAGCTCCAGCCTTGCCTCACTCAGGCGAGCCTCAAGTTCGGGTTTACTGCCCTCAATACTGAGCTGGCGGCCCAACTGGCCACTCAACGCATTGAGTTCCGCGATCAGTTCTGGTTTGTTCATCATCACCTCGGACAGATGGCGGGAAACCCGCCATATAAGGAAAAAACGGCGTTACGCCAGCTGCACAACCACAAATGCGTCCGGATCCGGCAGGAACATCGCCGGCGCAGATTGCGTCATGGTCATGGTGACACCCGGGTCGCCAGTGATGGTCCAGGTTTTGGGAAAGCGAGTCCCTTCCACCAGTCCCTCACGGATCGCGTCTTCATCCATGATGGCGCCGTAGGTACGCAACCCTCGGGTCAGGGTGTTGCCCAGCACCAGGGTGTTTTCCGGCATAAAGCGCGTTTTCTCACCGGTATCCGGATCGATGTACTGTCCCTTGTAAACGACAATCATCACGTCGCCATAAAACCCCTTGTAGCTGACCACATCCCCCAAATCCTTCAGGGCCGTCTCGAGGCGGCTTCTGGAGCCGCGACGCGTATCCAGTTTCTCGCGAAACCGCTTAAAGCCGTTGAGGGTTTTCCAGGCCAAACCGTCCAGCACAATAATATCGACGGCACCGGACGCATTGTCGGCATACCGGTCGATATCGTCCGTCGGATCGAACGTGTCCGGATCCTGCGCGGACCACGCGGTACTGCCGGACTGGATGATGTTGTTTTCCGGGCTGCGCTGCATATCGATTTCCTGCGTCGGGAACCGATCGCTGGTCAGCGTATACTTGCCATACAGCACCGCCTGCACACCCTGGTACTCCTCGAGCTGCAAGATGGACATCTCTTCATCCCTGAGGTTCTGCGCAATGATGGCGGCGCGGCGCTCTGTCAGTGACAGCGGCTGCGACGGATCTTCACCCGGACGGCGCTTGATGCTCTGGCCGGAATTAACCGTATGTTTGGATTTGACATACCCCGGCTTGAAGCTGCTGGTTGTCGACCCCCGGGAGTGATCGACCTTGCCCGTCACCATCGGTGCGCAATACACCGCCATCGGCACTTCGCCCGGGATTTTATCCAGGTAGACCTCCTCGGTCTGAAAGGTGAAGGTGTCAGGGAAAAACAGCTCGAGAAAAAGCTGCCTGAATTTGAATTTCTGAGTCACCGCGCCCAGCAACTCACGCATGGTGTAGTAGGAGGTAACTGCTGTATTTTCGGACATACAAAATTCCTGTATAAAAACCGCCACAGGGGCGGTTGGAGTCGTTGACACGTGCCGGCAGGGGCCGTGACGTCTGCTGCTCAGCCAATGCTGATGGCCGTACCGACAAACGCGGTCTGTTTCTGGCCTTCCGTCAGATCCTCCGGCCAGTTAATGGCCGTCGAACGAAAAGAGCCCTTGTTGTAGTAGCTGAACCCTGTCACACCCAGCGTGCTGCTCTCGGCAAAGCAGGTCAGCCCCACGGCAGTGCCGGGGGTACCGTCCCACGCCACGAACTCGTCCCCCGAGGAGCCCGAGGAATCCACCATCACCGGTGTCAGGCGGGGAACATCCACGCCCTGCGCCAGCGTACCCACCACCGACAAGGGCAGGTCGGGGCCGAGAATAAAATCATCCTGTTCAAACGTTTCTGTCTGGCTCATGCTTATTCTCCGGTTAAACGCTCAACGGCGGCATTGAGCACGCCCATACGCGTATCGGCGTCAGTTTTTTTCGGCTCCCCGCCGCTGACCGCGTCGGGGGACTCTTTTTCCATTAGCGCATCGAGCGCCGTTTCAGTTTTCGCCTGAGCGCTGAGTGGCGAGGCTGACAGCACGGCCTTTGCTGCATCCAGCGTCATCCCCGGTACTTTTGCCAGCGCTTTAGCCTGCGGCTCCCGCCCCTTCGCCTCATCACATTCCAGAATGGACATGATGCGATGCATTTCATCGCTGGCCACCACCGCGGCATCGACCGACGCGGCCGGGGACACGGGGATATCAACCTGCGTCGATGCCTCCGCCTGCAGTCCTTCCGGCAGCTGTACTTTCTTTTCTGGTTCAGACATATACACTCCTTTCGGTTTCATCGATGCCGCCATGACCGAGACAGCATCTGCATAATTCACCACCCGGCCGGCAAGCCCGGCCTCGATGGCCGCCTCACCTTCATAGGTGTCCGCCTCGGTGGCCAGCACCGCCTCTTTCGTCAGCCCGGTGTACTCCGCCACTTTCGCGGCAAACATCTCGCGGTTCTCATCCACCCGCATCTGAATGTCCGCCCGCACGTCGTCGGGTAACTGCTGATACGGATTGCCGTCGACCTTGTGGGAGCCGGCGTAAATCAGCGTGATATCCACGCCAGCCTGCTCCAGCGCCCTTTCCAAACTGCGGTGCGCCACGACGACGCCTATCGAGCCCACCACGCCGGTCTGTGTGATCAGTCGTTGACTGCAGGCGGAGGCCAGCAGGTATCCCGCCGAGCAGGCCATGTCATTGGCCAGCGACCAGACCGGCTTTTTATCCCGGGCCCGGGCAATCAGGTCGGCGGTATCAAACGCCCCCGCCACCTCACCGCCCGGTGAGTCAATGTCCAGCAGGATCCCTTTCACCGCCGGATCATCCAGCGCCAGCTGCAGGCGGGTAATGATGCCGTCATACCCCGTCATGCCGGAAAACGGCTGCACATACCCAAATTTGTGCACCAGCGTTCCCGTGACGGGCAGTACGGCGATACCGTTTTCCACCCGGTACGATTTGGTGCGGCGCCCGCCCTCATCGTCATCCCAGCCGAACGCCAGTTTTTTCAGCGCGTCGCCGGCATAAGCCTGCCCGGTGACGGCATCCACCAGCCGGCTGGCGCCAAGACGCTCGCCGAGCACAGAAAAGAAAACCCGCGCATAGGCGGGTTCAAGTAGCAGCGGCTGATTGAAGACTCTGGCGGCCAGATGTTGGTAACTAGGCCATTGCATGTTGTTCTCCCGGTTCATCATCCGTTTGTGACGGCAGCCTGACAGCCCAGTCCGGATCGGCCAGCCCCGATTCGCGCCGACGCTCAATCTCAAACTGCTGCTGTTCGAATACGTCTTCGTAGTCCATCCCCTGCAGCGCCAGTTCATGCTGGTAGGTGCTGAGACCGGTGGTGATGCGCATCGCGCTCTCCTGCACCTCCTTCAGTCCGTCAATGGCCATGCGCCCGGCGCCAATCCACAGGGCATGGGTCCAGGAATTACGCGCTTCGTAAAAACCATACCGGGCCCTGGCCGGCAACGTGATCACGCCGCGCGCCACCGCTTCTTCAAACCAGCAGCCAAACATCAGTGACGCCTGGCGGCCGGCAATGAAGCGGCGACGGCCCATGTAGTAGCGCCAGCTGACGTTCGCACTGGCCCGTGCACTGGAGTAGCTGGTTTTGCTGTAGTCTCGCGACAGCTCCTCATACGACACGCCGGCACCGGCGGCAATGTTGCGGATAATGGAGCTTTCCAGCTCGGCAAAACCGTTGTCCGCATTCTGCGCCGTCTGCAAATCCAACTCATCCCCCAGCATCAGGTGGGGGATTTTGACCCCGCCCAGCTTGATATTGGCCCCCTGGTAATAATCAATGATGGTCTTCATCATCACGCTGATGGGGTTCTCCTCCCCCACCTGCCCGCCCGCCAGATATTCAAACGCTTTTTCGGAATCCAGCGGCGAACGAATGGTGGCGGCATACATGGCCCCTATGAAATGTCCAGAAACGAATGTTTTTATGAATCATTGGGTTGTGAGACAAACGGAGGGGGGGGACGTATGAGCTTGCAATACACATTGCAATACACAAAAAATCGCTAGATTTGGTATGGTCACCGGCTCCGGGGGAGAAAGGGCTAAACCATCGGCCTGCAGCTATGAAAAGCGCTGGAGCTTGATAAAAACGAACAAAAAAACCATGTCCGGTTATTTAATAAGTGCAATCGATATATATCAATGAGTTAACACCAATCCTAACCGGACATCACTTCAGAGAAAATCTCATAAATAGCGAGAATGTGCGCGTCGTCCGCCCGGCAGGCTTTTGAGCGCGGGAAAGGACCCGTGAAATCAAAATGGGCATCGATATCATTTGACCGGTGCCCCAGGATGCAGCCGCCAGGCCACCCGGCGTTCGCGCCCCAGCGCATTATTCCATGGGCGCTCGACCGACAGTCCGTCCTCGGCCAGGCATCATCGTCCCACAAAAAGAGATGTTCGCAGCCGGCATCCATCAGCATCTGCAGGCTGGCATTTTTCAATCCCCAAAGACTGTTCATGACGAATAACCTGCACACCGGCCGGAACGACCGCTGCCGGTATCGAACCGTCATCAACCACCACCAGCAGCGCGCCGGCCGGCAAATGCTTTATTTGCTGCTCAAGTGTGTTTTTAATACCTTTGCGCGGCTATGTGTAGCAACAGCAATGCCGATTTTGGCTGACGCTCCACACGCCGACGCGTACGGGACACCATCAATAGTGACCTGCATATATGCTCCCTGAATTTAGAAACGCTGCATATTTTGGTCGGCCCCGCCACAAACGCCAGCACGCATCACTGAATAATATGACACCGGAGGAGTATCACCAACTACATTACCAGACTGGTGTCTAAAAAGTGCATGGAACTATAACAGGATTATTTACAACACAGTCAATAAAAAATAAATTCAAAACTAAACCAATAACCAGAAAAAACATCCCCCCTGACTATTTATCTCTCCTGAAAGATCAGCTATTACAAGGTATAAAGTTTATTTCGCCTTATATTTAACACACCGAAAACCTAAAAATCAGGAGAAACATGATGAGAATGAGTGATTATTATTACATAGCTATCGTGGCTAACGGAAAAAATCAGCATACCATCCATGCTGGCAGGTGCAAGGATATACCTGATATCATATATAGGCGTGTTCTTGGGTTGTTTGATGATCCTGAGCTCGCAATACTAGAGGCCAAGCGAAAAGGATACATCCATGTCAAGGTTTGCCCCTGTCAATACTGCGCTACAAAACCATGTAATTTACAGGGCTAATATTGATACCGTCCGCACCATATAGAAGGACGCACGTAGTAACTCCCCACCAAGGGATTGATACTAAATGCGCCCTTCTCCCTACGATTCTTAGTAGGGCTTCGAAATCATTAGCTTTGACAATCAAAACATGGCATTACCGCCAGCATTGATCTCATGACTGAATTACGTATTGCAGCGCCCAGCGACCTTCCGTTTCATTCTGTTAGCAAGTAGTGTAGTGGTCAAGAAAAACTGGTCATGACCTTAGAGTTTCTCCAGAAAAAAGTTCTGATTCATTTGGCGTCAAACCACCATTACCTTGATAATGGTCTGAGTTGGCTGTAATGTTCCGTGATGTAATTCGTTATCGCTGTGCTGGCTTCGCTAGAATTAGCGTATCTATTATTCGGCACCCACTCCGTTTTCAGACTTCTAAAAAAACGCTCCATGGGGCTGTTATCCCAGCAATCCCTCCGGCGACTCAGGCTTTTCTGATCTTCCCCAGCAATAGTGGACACGCGACTAAGGACTAAGTGAGTAAACTCTCAAGCAAGAGGTGACTCACATGACAAAACCAGCATCAACCACCAAAAAGCCACGCAAGCAACATACACCTGAATTCCGCGACGAAGCCCTGAAACTGGCTGAACGCATTGGTGTGGCCGCAACCGCCCACGAACTCAGCCTTTATGAGTCGCAAATTTACACCTGGCGTAGCAAGCGGCATCAACAGGCAACGTCCTCTGAACGTGAGAGCGAACTCGCCGCTGAGAATGCCCGCCTCAAACGCCAACTGGCTGAACGGGACGAGGAGCTGGCCATTCTCCAAAAGGCCGCGACATACTTCGCCAGGCGCCTGAAATGA